TGTAATCGTTTGGGACCATTCTGGAGGTAATCAGCAATTGCATATTGTGCTCTTGTTGGGGATGGTAGGTCAAGCTGTTCCCATAAAGCTTGCAGAAACAGCTTGAAATCGTCCTGTAAGGCGGTTATAACATCATTCATGTATGTTTCATCATATTAGTTTATTACAGCACTTTCTAGTCCTTTAGAAGCTAGAGTTTTTCTCATTGCTTCAATTGTAGGATCTTTACTTTTTATCAGTTTAGCACCTTCTTTATCAGTTGTTGTGAAATATGGATCTTTTATTGCTTTAGAATCTTCAATATCTCGTAGAACTTCTTTCATTCTCCAATTAGAATAGTGGTTAGGATCTGCTCTGAGTTTAGCTTCAAGTTTATCGAACAACGCCATAACTTCTTTTTCTGGCATATCCCAAGCAATATCTTCAGCAAGTGCCATATAATCAGTACCTAATTCATACCAATCAGGATATTTACCAGTATGGAATTCTCTATCCAGCCACATTACAATATCTTCTTCCCAAGTTCTAGGAACACCAATTCTCTTAGCAGCAAATGGATTAATATCATGTGTTATATCTGCTTTAGATGATTGGTTAATTACTCTTCCTTCAATTCTTGCTGCACGATCAGAAGTTGGTGCGTGCCAAATTTCAACTTCTCCGTCTGGAGCCCAAGCTGGTTTATCATTCATTAAAGGATGAGGTTCAGACATGGTAGCTCTCCAGTGACCAGCATCATACTGTAACCCTGTCTTCTCAAATCTTTTAGGTACTTTACCTGTCTTTCGGTACTCATCTAGTTGTTTAAGTGTCCAACCTTGCTCTGCAGCTGCTTGTTGAGTTCTTTTAAATCCTACTAATTGCTGCGCTCTATACCGTTTCTCTAACAGTGCTGCTAATTTAGGATCATCTGGATACAACTCATTAAATATTTTAGATACACTACCGTTTGATGGTGGACGCATTCTCACTGCTCTCTTTGCATTAGCAGCATTAGCTGTAGAACCGTCTACAAATGTTATAGCCTCCATCATTTTCTCTTTAGTATCAGCTTCAAGTACTTTATTCAGACCTTGTATACGTCTTTTCATACCATCTGGACCATATACTTCTCCTAATACATTTCTTTTAACTTTCCTATTTAATATATCATCTAGTAATTGAGGATCTTTTACTAATTGATCTACTATAGTTTCAGATAATTGTTTTTGTGTTATACCTTTTGTTAGGTTATAAACTTTCTGTTCACCTACATAAGTTGGCTTCACTCTTCTAGAAGCTGCTATTAAATCATCTTGGACTTTACCACTTAACTTAGCAGATTTAACTAAATCAGCAAAGAAACCTTTAGATGAATGTAGAGCACCTGGAGCACCTGGAGCTAATCCCCATTGTTGGCCTGTAAGTATTTCCCTACCTTCTAATCGACCTACTGTTCCTAAAGCTTTAGCTGCTTTAGTAGTTTTCAGAGCCTTAGCAGCAAGACCGCCAGCAAGTAAATCACCACCAACATTACCCAGTGCACCACCAATACGTGAATCAAGACCTATCATAGTAGCAAAGCCACCGCCAAGTTTACCACCGTAGTAGCTTCCAGCATCTAGTACACGCATACCTGTACCTACAACACTACCAACACCACGGAGGATATCATCACCGATACCCTCTTGATCAGCAGTATTTTCAGCCCACCAATTACCTACATTTTTAATACCACCTTCAGTAGCACGTAAGATATCATCTAAGACACCTTCTTGTTCTACAGAACTTTCTTGCCACCAATTGACAGCACCTCTAGCTAAATCACCAGCACCTTCTTGAATTCTATCAGCAAACTCGGTGCCGTATCCTTCAGTATGTGTTTGCATTATTTTTTCTTATTTTTGTTTTTTTCTATTCTTCTTAATAATCTTTTATAAGCTTCACTGTTGTAATAATCTGTACCTAATTCATGTTCTAAAGGTGTACGAATCCAATGCTTAGGTTTTTCTATTTTTATTTCACCTGTGTTAGGATTTTTTGATGAATTATCAGGTGTTCCAGAGTTTTTATTTATTTTTAAATCCGTTTGATCTGGTATTGGTTTAATTTCTTCTTTAGGCGGATTAGCTGGTAAATAAGTCTTGTCTGTGGTTGCATCTGTCTTTAAATCCTCGTCTCTACCTTCTGCGGAATGGTTTACAACCCTGCCATCAGATCTGACAAAATTGTTACCTACTGTAGTACCTCTTGCTATTTCTGTACCACCACCTTTATAAACAGGGGATGCTGGATCAAGGAATTCATCATACCTTGTACCTAAACTAGCCTCACTTGCTTCAATTCTAAGCTGATCTGCTTTGACATTACGTTTAAGATCAATTTCTTTACCAATTTTCTTACCTTTAGTATTATAAATAGGATCACTGAATAAACGTCTTGTATGAAAGAATATATCATTTAGACTTACTCCGTCTTTTAAATTACCGAGATTTTTTTGAATCTCAGCTCTACCTCTAGCATTTATATACTTAAGATCTGCAGTTGGATCAGAACTGCCTGTCACGTTTTGAACTATAGCTTGATTAATAAGTTCATCATTAGTAGGTTTCTGTGTTCTTGTATCAAATAAGATAACACCCCCTTTACCATCTGGTCTTTTTTGAACAAATTGACGCCGATAAGATCTATTAATTTTTTGGTAGTTAGAAGCGCCAAAGAAACTGGCCCATCTATTACCTCTTAGGATTTTCATCCCTTTAGTCAACTTACGATAATCTTTATTTAAATTCTTATCTTTATTGAGAACATTGAAATTTGCAGTTGCTTTTGCAGTTGCCATAATTACTTCCTTTGAGAGCCTCCTCTAGCTCGATTACGTTTACGTGATTCTACAACAATTCGACCACCCTTATGGGACATATCTTGTTGAGACCCAGGGTTTGCTTTATTACGAGCTATTTTAAGACGAGATCTGTATCTTCTTTTAGCAGGTGATTTACCACGTTTAAGCTCGTCTCGTCTATGTTTTAATCTAGATCTTTTATTCTTCCGATAAAATCTAGCAGTTCTTCCTGGATTAGGGCTTAACTTTGGAGCCATACATCCTCCTTTGTATTAATTGTGGATCTACTTTTGGGATAGAATTTGCTAATTTATCTAGAGGACTACCTTCAAAGGCAACTCCACTGATATCATTAGTCTTAAGCCAATCACAGGCTGCTTTTAAATCTTGAGTACTAGCCTCGCCACTCTTAACCCTTTTTAGGAATTCTGTTGTGACGAGGTTATGCAGTTCATGGAACTGTTCTTCTGTGGCTTTAGCCATTATTTTTTACCTTTTTTCTTAGCCTCTTGCCTTTCAGGTATGGATTTGGTGGTAGAACCGTCTTCGTTGTAAGTTGTTGCCATTATGTGAATAGTTTTTCTTTTACAATTTTTAGAGCTTGATCATCTAATTTGTTATCAGTTCTAGCAACATAAGCTTCTAGTAAATCGATTACAAGCTTCTTGACAGAATCTGATTTCAAGAAGGCGAATAGGATGGGCTTGATAATTAAGATCATTTTTCAGTAGTAGTTTTTTTAGTTTTTGTTTTGACTTTTGCTTCTAATTCTTTTCTAACAGCTTCTCGTTGAAAGGACGATACTCCTGCTAAATATGCTTCATCAGCATCTGATAATTTGCTCATTTATTTAAAGGACATTTAAGTTTGGGTTTCTGCCAAGGTTTATACCAAGGTTTAGGTGGTGTAGTACATTTATCTATTTTTTTCTGGGCTTTTAACCAACTAGCAATGGGTATAACATCACTACACATATGATATACCCTTGATCCAGGAATAAGCATGAACCCTTTCTGTTGGAGTTCTCCACATTTAAGGACTCTAACTAATTCATAGTCTAGAGCCATCTTAGATTCCTGACGTTTTGCTATTCTTCTACATTGTTCTAATCCTCTCTTATCTAAAGGAACCATAAAATTCAATTGAAATCCCCAGTTTTCAGCTACAGTATAGCTTTGTTGGGACATAGTATCATCAAATGGTGTTGTATGATTCCCCATATAGAAAGGAGAGAAGGTCATGGTACTACCATTACAGCTTATGTTTGGTCCATAAACTTGTCTTGATGGTGCTCCATTGTTTTGAAATTGTACAGCTTGGTTTGTAACATTGCCAGTGGCAGCTGCAACAGGATTAGAAACATTATTAGTTTCATCTTCAGCACGTACTGGAGCTACTGAGAGAAGACTGATAAGGATACCGTAGTAGAAGAAGTATCGATTTCTCTTTCTATTACTTGTGTTTCTAACACTTGAGTTGCTGCCCTTGTTGTTACTTCTAATGTAAAGGGATCTCCAACTGTATGAATCGTGAATATTGAATCTGAATCTACGATTCCTCCAGAGCTTGCTGAAGTATGAGTAATATTGTTTCCATCCCATGTGTTTAACACGGACCCATATTTTGTGATGGTTATCTCCTCCACAATTTCTTGAGTTGTAGTGGTTGTAGAATTCATTGAACCCTGCGTGAACTGAGGTGTCACGATTTCCGCTCTTGCTACCGTGGGGGATAACAGTAGGAAGAGAAAAAGCCATTTTTTCATTCTTCCTTCTTTTTATTCATTGGACAATTGACGGGTGTACTATTTCCACCGTTTTTATTTCCAGTGGTCAAGCCAAAAGTAGCCAATGCACCCGTAAACACACTTGCCACGAACGTGATATCTGAGTTACCTGACTTCTTAATCATAGGTAATTCCACGTAATTCATTGTTATAATGAACCCACTCCAGACAACGACGCCTAATCTCACGAATGTACCGAGAATCTGGATTTGGTGTTCTTGGTCCTCCGCTGCATCTTTCAGCTTTCCGAGGAGTCCTTTTCTTTTTTCTTCCGTTTTTCCTTCCATTTGTTGATTTTAGCCTGTAATTGTTTCTGAACTTTCTTTTTAATAGGTTCAAATAAGGATTGAGTAACAGTAGTTGTAGCTACTGCCACTACAGCTGTTGTAACAGCCGTCACTACCACCGCTGTTTCAGGTATAGGCATCTGTATATCGATGACTGGTATCTTCAGTTTAGGTTGTTCAGGTTGTTCTTCTTTCGTCTCTTCCTTCTTAACCTCCTCAGGAGCCTCTAGATCAGCTGGAGGGATTACCATGGGGCGATATGATGGTACCATAGTCCAAGGCTCCTTCAGTTCCATCTGAGGTACGTCTAAAGGCTTAGGAAGATTAGGGATTGGAAGGTGGATTGGTTCCATTATCCTTTAGGATTGTCATCCTTTACTTTCTTTATTTTAGCCGCCATATCAGCAGAGAAAGCTCCCTGCTTATATAGGTCATCTAATTGATCTCCGATTTTAGGATAAGCTTCTCTTCTAGGTTGTTGATAATTGTGTAAATTACTTAATCTAGTAATTTCAGCATTAACTTCAGATTCTGTAGGCTTAGTCTGTTTTTCATCTAACCACTTAAGGTTAGCATATTTATACTCACTACATTCCCATAAGGCTTTTGGCCTTAAAGAACAAAGAGCTTCGTGTATCGTAGGATTATTCATTAGTCTGTATACTCCCTAACTGACATCCAACAACGCTGAACATCATTAGATGTTTCATTAACAACAATAGTTCCATCTTGATATTTATTCATCATAAGTTTAAATTGAACTTCAGTAGTTTGAGAAGCATCTGTATTAAAATTAATCTGATAATAACCTCTAATTGTAGTACCAGTACCGATACCTACTAGGAATACACCATTAGAATCTCTAGGTCCAAATGTTACCTGACTCCAGTTAGATCCTCCATCATTACTTCTATAGACAGCTAAAGCACCCCAGTTATTACCAGAACCACCATCATTCAATACATACTGTATACCAGCTTGTACTTGCATTTTACTGGTAGAAAATTTTGGAGTTATAGATACTGGACCTAAGTTAGTATCCCCAAATCCAGCTCCACCTGCTCTACTAGTTCCATAAGTTACATCACTATCCCATTTTGTTTGTAGTGTTACACCACCACTTTTTACATTTCCAGTGACTGTTGCACCTACTGAGGTAGTTTCAATTTTCTTTGAATTATTATGGTAGAGTTCTACGGTTCCGTCTTCAATAAACTTAGCCATCGTGTCATCATTACCTGCTTGAATAATGACATCATCACCGATTATTTTTAAATCACCTACTCCATTATCATGTATGATACTGTGGCTTGCATTATGATAAATCTCTAAATCATTTCCTGTTCCAAATCTTGCCTTAACTGAATCGTTAAAGTCAACACCTGTTGAACCACCTACTCCTGCTGGTACACTAACAGTTTGCCAAGAAGAAGTTCCATCTCCATCTTCTCTTAGAAACTTAGTACCACCTGATTCACCAGTAGAAAGTACTGCTGTACCTTCTGGAGTTTGAGCTGGAATTGCTTCAAAAGCTGGAGGTGATCCAGCTCCTGTTGATGTCAATACTTGACCATCTGTACCTGGTCCTACTGCAAGTGGATCTCCAGAAGCATCCCATGATATTATTTGGCCATCAGTTCCTCCTGCCAGTTGATCTAAACCGACTGCATTATCTGCTATTTTATCTTGATTGACAACATCGTTTGATAACATTGGAGTATGGTTAATTGCTCCATCTGCAATCTTATCAGCATTTACAGCATCATCTTCTATACCACTTGTTTTAATTTTTGTTAATGCCATTAATCTGCTGCCTCCGCTGTGTTACCTGCTGCTACCCATTCTTTATATTCTTGAAGATCTGTATTATCTTCATTATTATTTAAAAGAATACAAAGATATGTATTATTTCCAAGTGTTTTAGTAACACCAAGATTTGAGCCATCTCTATCTTTATAAAATTTGTATAAGGCCATAATTAAAGCTCCGCTGTAAATCCTAGTCTAGCACTTGAAGAGAAAGTAGCAATCCAACATGCTTGATCTTCTGTTGTAGAAAGGTTTCCTGATACCCCAATAGTTGCTGCTGTTGTAGAAGCTCTATTAATTGAAATAGTATCACAACTATCACATGTTTGATTGAGGAATACTGCCCAATAGTCTGATGCTTCGACTTTATATATTGATGGCGCAGCTCTCATTCTATTTGGAAATCTAACAACACCATAAGCTTCAGTAGTTGTATGTTGTGCTGCTGTACAAATAGGTGATAAACCACTTCCTCCGTTACCTGCTGCTGACTCATTACCATAAGCTGCCATCCAGAAATAACGTTGGGAGCGAGTTAATTCATCTCCGTAGCTACGGTGCTCGAATTCAGTGGCAACGTCTCCTACTTCTAATTGAACACCTGTAATTTCAAATGTTGCATCATTAGTTGTCCACCAGGTAGATGTCATATCAGGAGTTCTGGAACTAGAGCTATAAGTAGCCCAAGTATCTAAACTCATAGAAGCTGTTCTATCTGTACCTTCAAACATTGAAAAGTACATTGTTAATCCGCCTGTATTATCATTTGCAACTGTTACACCAGAAGCCCCTGGAATAGTTTTAGTAACTTTCGTCCAAGTATCTGCTGTTA